TATTTGAATATTATTCTGAGAAAGGAATGGATGTTCCTAGATGGAGAATGACAAAAGATCCTCAGTGGTGGATAGATTATTTGGAGGAATTAAAAAATGGAGATGATTGAAAGACCATGGGGGTGGTATAAAGTTGTTGATGTTGGTCCTAGATATAAAGTAAAGCAAATAGAAGTAAATCCTGCTGCTAGTCTATCATTACAAATGCACCATCACAGGTCTGAACACTGGGTAGTTGTTTCTGGAACAGCTTTGGTTCAAGTGGAAGATCAAGAGTACTTAATATCTGAAGGTCAAAGTACTTATATACCACAGACTAAAAAACATAGACTTACAAATCCAGGTATTGTTCCTCTAAAAATTGTAGAGATACAAAGTGGTTCTTATCTTGAAGAAGACGATATCATAAGATATGATGATATCTATGGTAGAGATAGTTGACAAGATAATATTTGTCTGTTATAATAAAAGAATCGGGCGATTAACTCAGCGGTAGAGTGGCCTCCTTACAAGTGGTAAGTCACTGGTTCGATTCCAGTATCGCCCATTATAAATAAATCATCTACGGTGATTTGGATGTTAGATTATGTTAGTAGTAAGATGCAAAGATTGCAATAGAGAGATTGCAAGTACTTTTAAAACACAAGTTTGTGGTTGTCCAAATATGATGACCGTAAAAAATGATAGCGTTACAGCACTTGACTTAACTAGAGTTGTTATGTTAAACTATAACAATAAAGAACAAAATAAGAACGTTCTCTCTCAAAAAGATCTTGAATTTCAAGAACAGAGAAGACAGCGTAAAGTTCGCAAATTGGATTTTGAAGTCCGATAAAAGTTCTAATTTTTATAAATAAATTAGAACCATAAATAACTTTATGCCATACAAGGATAAAGAAAAGCAAAGAGAGGCACAACGACTCTGGGCACAAAAACAAAGTTCTGAATTCAAAAAGGTAAAATACCAAAGAGAAAAGAACAATAAACAGTTAATGGTTGAAAAATTGAATCAACTTAAACTGGATCGTGGATGTTGTGAGCTTTGTGGTGATTATCACCCTCCTTGTTGTTTTGATTTTCATCATATAGATAAATCAAATAAAGAAAGAGAGGTTGCAACCTTAGCGCATAAAGGATATAAATGGGAGACAATCCAAGCAGAGATAGACAAATGTTATATGCTCTGTGCTCCCTGCCATCGTAAAATACACGCTGGTTTGTTGGAAATTATAGGGTGAGTTGGCAGAGCGGTTTATTGCGTTAGTCTTGAAAACTAATGTGTCTTCACGGGCACCCTCGGTTCGAATCCGAGACTCACCGTTTAGTAACAACAATGACATTCAATAATTAAGAAATGATTTAATGTCTACATAGCTCTATATGGGAATCTAAAATGGCAGGTTTTTATCTTCTAATGCTAACATTCGTGGCATTAGTTGCCTTTGCTGGATATAATGAGACCATGAAACTCGTTCAGTATGCTGATTTACAGATTCGATATTTTTTCATACTGGTAAGAATGAAGTGGATGGGTTGGAGACTTAAGAGGCAACTTATTAAGGATACGACCGATTTTAAGAAGTTCCTTAAGGAGTACGAAAATGGACAATAGAAAAGTTTCTGATCTTTCTTTGGAAAGAAAAGAATGTCCTAAGTGTGGAGCCCTTTGGTTAAATGGTCAACATTATTGGTCGGGGACAGGAAAACCTGGAAATGAATTAGATCTTGCTGGACTTGTTTGTAATAAACTAGGAGATGACACTTGCATAAATCCATGTGTTGGTATGGATGGTGGAGTAACCTGGGCAAAAAGACTTACAGAGCTTGAGAAGGATTATCCAAATGACAAAAAATAATAGTCTGATAACAAAACAAGAGTGTCAGGAGATGATTGATGCAGCAATACGACAACACAACCGTAATGCTTCTATCATTAGTATGTGCGTCGGTTGGGTGGTTCTTGCTTTATTTGCTGAAGGACTACTGAGATTGATAGGAGTTATACCACCAGTATTCCCATGGTTGAATATCACATTGTAGAATGGTTAGGAGTAGTGACCCTATTCCTTTTTGGTATAACTATGATATGCCAAGGTCATTTTATTTTTCATGGTAAGCATGGATATAAACATTCAGAGCGTGAAAAAGAAAAAATGACCAACACCCGCAAACAACTAGAAGATTTATTCAAAGATAAATGACCGAAGAAGAAAGGGAAATTTTTTACAGGGATCTTTACGATAGAACAAATCAACTTAGAATCGAATGTTTATTTGAAGAACCCTGTCCACTATACGAAGATCTTGAAAAATAGTTGACAGAATCAACACTTTAATATATAATATACTTTATTAACGGAGTGTAGCTCAGCTTGGTAGAGCGCCGTCTTTGGGAGGCGGATGCCGTAGGTTCGAATCCTATCACTCCGATTAAACTATATTAGTTTATTATGGACCACGTTGTTGCAGATTCTTTTATATTTTATAAAGAAGTAATTCCACCAAAACTTATTGATCTAATTCTTGAAGAAATTGAAGATCTTGAAAGTGTTGAAGATCCAGAAGAAGCAAGAGTTGGTGGAAGTGATACTAATGTTGGATTTAAAGATTTAAAAATTAGAAATTCTAAAATTAGATGGTGGTATGAAACTCATTGGGTATCTAGTTTATTTTCTCATTACATTGGAGTAGCAAATAGTCAGTGTTGGCAATATGATTTAAATATATTACAGTCTATACAAGTAACCTCATATGGTAAAGAAGGTCATTACCATTGGCATTGTGATTATGGAACTTCACAGTATTCTGATTATACTAGGAAGTTAAGTGCTAGTTTATTAGTGACGGATCCTGCAGATTATGATGGGGGTGATTTGGAAATTATGGACTACTCTGGTAATATAATTAAAGCACCAAAAGAAAGGGGAAGTATTATTATTTTTGATTCTAGAACACCTCATAGGGTAACTCCATTATCAAGAGGAAATAGAACTTCTCTAGTTACTTGGATGTATGGACCTAAATTAAAATGAAAAATTACGAATCACTTCCAAAATACACAATTAAAGAATTTCAACAGAAATGGGATGAATTGATTGATAGAGTTGAGAAAGGAGAGCATATAGTTATTGTTGGGGATGATGGAAATAATGCGGTAATGATTCCGTATGATAATTCACTCCTAGAAATCTATACAAATCACGATGAGGCTTGTTGACTTTCTAAAAGTGCTATATTATAATAGCGAACCATCCAAACAAGATCGATGACCACCCCGAACTGGCAGCATCATTCTAAAAAAGAACAGAAGCGCCATTTAAAACCACAAGCATTGCGGTCAGCAAAAAAACGTGCTAAAATGCTTAAGTCGAAGTTAATCGGGTCCTCCTTAAATTAACTTCTCTTCATGGGACTGTCGCCTATTGGTTAAGGCCCACTGCTTATAACGGTGTGAACTGGGTTCAATTCCCAGCAGTCCTATTGGTAGTCCTTAGCGATTAACTAAGTAGACGCCAACTTCTACTACGGGTATCTTCCGTAGAGTCGTATGGGAAGGGCATGGTTCTTCCCACTTGCTCCTTTAGCAATCTGGTGAATGCAGCGAACTCATAATTCGCCTGAGGCGTGTTCGATCCACGCAAGGAGCATAGGGTAATTATTTACCCTAGACATTATACTTTAAGGTCAACATTCAAGACAATGACTCTTATCACTAAATTCAAAAAAGACATTCAAACTCTTCAAGCAGCAGCAAATGGTGATTTTTATTTGGATGTAAAAAATCCAAAGTTGTATAAAAAGGTTCGACGTTTTTATGAAAATGAGGGCGTTGTCTTCTCTGGTGATCCTATGGATGATTATGAAATTCTAATCGATTATATTAGTCAAGATATGGAAGAAATTACTTCTTCTGTAGAAGCTATTTAAAAACTTGAGTCACGGATGGACTATAACAGTACTGGTGGAGTCTTCCCAAAAAATGCCCGTGATGGAGACACGTTAAAAACCCTGGTGCGGATGGGATAACTCCCGCCTGGTTTCTAAATTCCAGTCAAAAATTTAGTGGTGGTTACACCGAAAAAATCCCCTTCCGTGTGGATGTTTTCCAATTTATCATCTAAAATAATAAAATTGGTGGCGTGCATGTGCTCTGGGGGATTGACCATCCCCCTTTTTTTATTTTCATAAAACAATGTTGACAATATCTCATTTAGAATGGCACGTAACTCATTCATGTAATTTTACATGTCAGGGGTGCGGGCATTATACTAATGATGGTTATAGGCAAAATTTTAGTTTAGATTTGTTGGAGAAATGGTATCTCTCTTGGAATAAGAGAATAAGACCATTAGAACTTTCTATGTTGGGTGGAGAACCATTACTCAATAAACAAATTGTAGATATAATATACATGACCAAAGAAGTTTGGGATGTTCAAGATGATCAAGAACTTGAGTTGGTGTCTAATGGACTTCTTTTTGATAGAGTTCCTGGATTAACTGAGGCTCTAAAGAAAAATAAATGCATACTGACAATAACAAAGCATTCCAAAGATTTAAATTATGTTAGGTTATTTGAAAAGTCTATTTCAAAAATAATTGAATCTGGTGTGAATTATAGAATTCATGATGCATCTAATTACTGGTTAAAAACGTATAGTGGGTATGGGTCTTCTATAGAGCCACTTGGTACTTATGACTATAAAAAGTCTTGGGATAACTGCCCAGGTGGTCAAAATAATTTTACCTTGAATGATTTTAAAATATATAAATGTGCGCCACTTGCGTATTTGCCAGTACAAAAACAAAAGTATGGAGATAAATTGTCATCTAAATGGAATCCTTATTTGAGATATAAACCATTACTACCAACAGATAGTGACATTAAGGTTATTGATTTTTTTAGTAGACAAGAAGAACCTGTTTGTTCTATGTGTCCAAATAACACAAAGATGTTTGAAAAAATATCTCCACTACATTCTTCCAATTATATGAATAAAATATATGGAAACAAATAAATTCTTGATTATAGATGATGTTTTTAGTGAGAAGATCAGAAATGAATTATATATTCAATGCAATCTTCATTTGACTCTTAATTTATTATCTACTGATTATATTGATATAACAAAATCTATTATAGATTGTCACGGACTGGCTTTAACTTCTGATAAGTATTTTCCACATTCTTTAAACTGTTGGAACGTATTTTGTTTGGAAGTTAAAAAGCATGTTACTTCATACATAAAAAGTCGTGGAATTGATGAATACTCGCTCACACCGTTTTCTTGTTTTGCTGAAAGAAATGTACCAACATCTACCAAAGGAAGATGTTATAGTGATACAATATCTAAAATAAAAGACCCTGAAGGTCAAGTAAAAAAACGATTTATAAGATCAATATATTTGTTAAAGAATATCGATCCAAATACTTATATTGTAGTAAATGAACGTGGAGTATCTACTGATCACATAAAGACATTTGAGAATAGGTTAGTAATATTTGATGGAACAAAATATCGAAGTACACAATATTATCCTAGAAGGAACCAATATTCAAAATGCTGTATTATTTTTGATTGGTATATAAATGAACCATTCCATGTGCCAGATTGGATTCTTCCTTAAACAAAATCAGTTACTATTGTTATTCTTGGACTTTTTTGCAAATCTTCTTCACTTGGGTATATTGCAGTATGGTATAACTCTGGGTTAAATATCAACAAACTATTTTCTTCACCATTATTTTGGAATATTTTATTGTTATTTAATCTAATTACTGTTCCATACTTTGGGTCTGGATTTTTTAAATAAAATATAACACCAATTCTTTTACCTTTATGACTATGCATGTTTCCAAGATTATTATGATTTTCTCTTAAGTATCTTAATTGATTCCTATCATAAGCTCCTGGGATATCTACATCTGCTACTCTCGTAACCCATGTAGAATCTAATTTTAGTGGATATTTTGTTTTTGTTAATTTACAATACTCCAACACATGTGCTTTAATAGATGACAAATAGTTTGTCCACATATTATTAGAACTAACATTCATATTTGATATTAGTTCTGAAGATGCTTCTGGCGGATAATGTTCTTTATTTTCTTTGAAATCTTTATCTCCAGATTTTTTGAAGAATACATCTTTTCTAGTAGATTCTAACCATTCTACTGAAGTGGATTCTAACTTATCAATTAAATATTCTGGAACAATATTGCTTGCTTTATAAAAGTAATTACCATCAAATTTTTTTACTGTTATTTTTTTATCCATAATGCTGTTAGAATTGTAGTAGTATTTATTGATATCATATGATATACTAGAAGTATAAACTTTTTGAATTTATGAAACGTGCATTAATAACTGGAATTACTGGGCAAGATGGTTCATACCTTACAGAACTTCTTCTTGAGAAAGGATATGAAGTTCATGGAGTCATTCGTCGTGCTTCTATGATCAACACACATCGTATTGATCATATCTTTAATCATCCAAATCTTCATCTTCATTATGGGGACATGACTGATTCTGCAAATATTGTTCATGTATTGCAGAAGTCTCAACCAGATGAAATTTATAATCTAGCGGCTCAAAGTCATGTAAAGGTGTCTTTTGAATTGCCAGAGTATACTGGTAATGTTGATGGACTGGGAACTCTTCGTATTCTTGAAGCAGTGAGGATTTTGGGATTAGAACGTCATTGTAGGATATATCAAGCATCTACTTCAGAGTTATATGGATTAGTGCAAGAAGTACCTCAAAAAGAAACCACACCTTTTTATCCAAGGTCTCCATATGGTGTTGCTAAACTTTATGGATATTGGATCACAAAGAATTATCGTGAATCTTATGGAATGTATGCTTGTACTGGAATTTTATTCAATCATGAGTCTCCTCGTCGTGGTGAAACTTTTGTGACTCGTAAAATTACTAGAGGATTGTCTAGAATTTCTGCAGGTCTTCAGGAATGCTTATACTTAGGAAATCTAAATGCAAAAAGGGATTGGGGTCATGCAAAAGATTATGTTGAAGCTATGTGGTTGATGCTTCAACAAGAGGAAGCAGATGATTATGTTATTGCTACAGGAGAGCAATATTCTGTTAAAGAATTTGTTGAAAAATCTGCTTTTTATTTTGGGATGAATATTGAATGGAGTGGAGAAGGAATAGAAGAGATTGGCGTTGATAAAAATACTGGTAAAACAGTTGTAAAAGTAAATGCTAAATACTTCCGACCATCTGAAGTTGAATCTCTTCTTGGAGATCCAACAAAAGCAAAGCAAAAATTAGGGTGGGAACCAAAAATTACATTTGATCAATTAATTGAGGATATGTGTATCTATGGACAGTGATTCTAAAATATTGGTTGCTGGTGCTA